GAAGTCGCGCTGGGCCTCGAGCGGATTCGACACGTCGATGCCGATCGTCAACAAGGTAGCGCGCACTGCGCGCTCCGCGGCCTGCTCGATGTCCTCCGGGCTGCTGGTCATCGCCTGGCTCCCGTGGCCGCCTTGACGACCTTGCCGACGATTCCGCCTGTCGGCAGCGGGACCAAATCCGCAAGCTTTTCTTTGGTGCGTCCCCACGCGTATACACCGGCCACTCCCGCTGGCCCGGCATTCCAGACCGCAAGCGCATAGAGCACCGACGACAGCTCGGCGAGACTTGCAGCATCCTTGGCATACGCTTTGTGCAGGATCGCAACGAGCTGGAACGGCAGGCTCGTGCCCCACACGATCATGATGTAGGGCCGCCAGACCGCCTGGAGAAGCGCGATCGCATTGCGTAGCCGGCCAGCCGCAAGCCCCGCAAGCTGCAACTCCGCGCGGATGGTCTCGCCGATCTGCTCGACCTGAGCACGGCCGAGCCCGGCCTCGAACCGTACCTGCTGTGCGACCGACGACCATCGCGCATCCGCCTGCGCGAGCTTCGCCTGCACCTCGTCGGACGGCATCGTCTTGAGCACACCGCCGACCGCCTCCGGCGTTGGCTCGACTCCCAAGGCCTCCGCGAGCACAGTCCCCACGGTGCTGCCGAGCATGGTTCCGAACGGGCCGCCAAGCGCACCGCCGATGATCGGTGCCCCGGCCTTGACCAGATCGCCCGCGATGGACCGCCATTCCATGTGCGCCTCCTGCTGTCGAAACCTGTTCACACGACCGCTATGCAGTTTGCGCGCGCTTGCGCCACCAGCGCAGCGCAAACCACAGGGTCAAAGCGAGCATGACGGCGCCGATCACGATCCATGCCGCATCACGCGACTGGACGGCCTGGGTGGAGGCAGCGCCGCCAGCAGCGATGACCGCGCCCGCCGCGGTGGTCGCGGCCGCCCCGCCGTGCCTCGACTGCGCCCTGGCTCGCGGCGGTGATGCGTCAGATGGAACGTGAACCGACGTGGGGAGGCGCGACGCCGCGAGCGAAAGCGAAAATGCGCGGACCTCACGCACCCGGCGGCTCCACCCGGCGCCGAAGGTTGGCCAGGTCTTGAGTGATTTGAGGAAGCGCATGCGTTCGTCGTTGACGGCGTTGATGATCGCACGCGCGTCGCGCTTCGCCAGCGCCGCCAGCACCTCGGCCGTGACGCGATAGTCGCTGGCAGGGAGGCCGAGGACGCGTCGGAGCACCTTTCCGCTGCGGCCGACGCCGGAGTTCACGCCGTAGTCGAAGATGCTTGCGTCGATTCCAGCGGGCAGGTCATCGCAACGAAGTGCGTCCCAATAGTGGGTCCGGTAGATGGCCTTGGCCACGTCAGCATGCATCGCCTTCACATCGGAGGCGGCCGCGTTCGGATTCACGTAGCGGCGATAATCACTGATGGTGATGCCGAAATTCGTGGGCCCGCCCGGATCGCTCGGATGGTTCGCATAGCCGCCCTCATGCGCGAGGAGACGGCGGAGACATTCCGAAAAGTTTGCCGCGGCCATGGCTTTCCTCATGAAAAAAGCCGCCCAAGGGCGGCTGTGGCGTGATACTAGTGTTTCCCTCATGGGGACGCGACGCGATCACTTCCAAATCATGCGCGGCATTGCCTGCATGATGGTCTTATTCAACCATTTGGTCGGCTTGCTTGCGGTGAACATCACTGACGAGCAGCCGGCTTGGCTCGGGCCATTGATCACGCCGTCAGGGTTCCCTGGTGTGGATGTTTCTCGTCCTCTCCGGATTCCTGCTGACCAAGGGATTTGCCGCAAAGCGGTACGCGCTTTCTCCGAACGGCATGATGAGATTCTACCGTGCTCGCGCCAAACGCCTAATGCCGATGATGTGGTTCGTCGGAGCGCTCTGGTTGGCACTATTTAGTCTGGGGCTTTGGCCCGCCGCCCTGCCCGGCTTCGACTGGTGGCGCGAACTTAACGTCGCGGCGGCCATGCCATGGGTTCCTTATTTTGCCTCGACGCAATCTATTGCTTCGATGAACAGCCCGGTTTGGAGCGCGGTTATCGAAGTTCACTTCTCGATTGGCCTCCCATTGCTTCTTCTCAGCCGGAGGCGCCTGCGCTGGATCGCGTTTGCGCTCACCGCTTGGGCTGTTTGGATGGTCGCGCTCGCAGTCAGGCAGCCCACCATTTTCCCGATGATATACGGCGCGCATCTTTACAATATCGGGTTCTTTTTGGCTGGCGCTTACATCGCGCTCGTGCCCAAACCAGAGGTTATAGACCGCGTCCCCTGGTGGACGCTCGTCGTCCTAACAGCTGGCAGCCTGATCATACTAGAATACGTGTGCGAGATCGGTGTCGATTTCGCACTGGCCGTATCGCCCATCCCCATGCTTTTCCTATGGACGGTGCTCGTTTGGAAGGCAGACAGCCGCTATCAAGCCAGGATCCCGAACACGCTAAACGAAATCGCAACTCGCAGTTTCAGACCGATGGCAGTGTTGGAGACGCTCGGCATGATGAGCTATTCGATCTACCTCCTCCACAAACCGCTCGGCTACCTGTTGATCGAGAGATCCGGCCTGTCCGAACAGGTACACAGCCTCGGCTCCCTCGCTCTAGCTACTGCGGTTATAGTGGCCTGCGTTGTCCCCCTAATTACAGTACTGTTCGTAGCGGTCGAACGGGGCGCGGTCGTTCGCCTGCTGAGATCTCCAGGCACGATCACCCGTAAGGATACGCCTGCGGCGTAAACGGTGGCGTCCAGCGGGCAACGTCAGAAATCCGAAATCCGCTCATGTTTCCTGATGACAGCGGTGTCGCTCCTACCATGCTATTTCCCCCCGATGCGACCTGAAGGACGCCCGTATAATTTGCCACAGATGCAGAACTGGTTGCGCTCCCTACCGAGACGCCATCCTTTGTCATATTCCACGAGTTGCCGCTCCGAATGACAGCTACATGCGTCCACGTCCCGTTCGAGAGGGCCGTTGTGGTTGTCATATCGAGGATTGCGGAACCGCCGCTGTTGAAAATCTGAAAATACATGCGGCCGTTGTCAGTTCGCATCCCGAACCGAAAGCCATCTGCCCCCGACCATTGGCCACAAATTACGCCGCCATTTGTGGCAGTCACCAGATAGACCCAAGCCTCTATCGTCAGATCTCCCGTCCCGCGCGCCCAATCGTCGCTGTCCGGCACAGTTACGTAGGCGCCTGAACCATCGACGGCGAGGGATGACCCTAGAAACTTACTGCGCGCTGTCGTGATCTGAGCGTTGCCGAATACCGAAACCGTCCGGTTGTGGCGCGACGTATCAATTATCGAGGTTGATCCGTCGGCCCCGTTCATTTGCAGCATGATAAGCGTATTCGCATCAATGCCGCCGTTCCTTGCCGCCAGCAGCGGCATCAAGTTGACACCCGACATCAGCTAAGACCCGATCCGATGATGACCCATTCCGTTGATGCGATCTTGACCGCAGTGGCCACTCCGTTTTCCGCTAGTGCCCTGCTGCCCGTGATGCCATAGCCAGCCCATGTCAAAGTATCGGACACGATCGCTATCGTGACCGTGTTGACCTTGTTGATGAATGTGATGACCGTCCCGATTGGGAAGGCCACCGACGCATTCGCGGGAATTGTGAAGGTCCGCGAGTTGTTGTCGGAGGCGGGGTGCAGGATGTGCTTCTGCGCGTCCGCCAGGACGAGGGTGTAGGGCCCGCTCTGCGAATTCTGCGGGATGTGGCTGTAAAGCGGGACCCCCTCGACGGCGATGACGCCGGCGGATTCGCGCGAGAGCGTCGTATCGGAGGCGTTCCCGAGCTCGATCACGCCGGAGGTCGTGAGGTTCGCAACGCCCGAGATGTTGTTGCCGTCGTCGATCGCCACTCCGCTCGCCTGCACGCCTTTGCCCGTGCCGTCAGCACGGATCATTCGGTTGTCCGCGCCGAATGCGGATACCGCCGTGACGTCGCCGATCCCCGAGCCATCCACCCCTGGATCGCCCGCCAGATTGAGATTCCAGTCCGCGTAAGTGCCCGACCCGCCGGTTCGGGACACGTCGATCGTGAGCGTCGACCCGCCGTAAGAGGTCACCAGCCCTTCCATGTAGTTCGCTCCGCTTGCAGCCGAGGACGCACGCAAGCGCGCCCCTGTGCTGTAGGCGAGACCTACCTGCGTCTCGAAGGTTCTCGCGCCGGCGCCGATCGAGAGACTGGTGGTGGAGGTTGCCGCATAGCCGGCGCCGTCTTGGCCGGATGGCCCTTGCGGCCCGACCGGGCTCGCGGCGCGCAGCGTCCAGTCTGCATGCGTGCCGCCACCGCCGATGTCGCTGACGTCGATGGTGAGCGACGTGTTGGCGTAATCGGTGACCTGACCAAGCATGTAGTTGCCCGGGCCCGCATCCGACGTCGCGAGCACAAAGGATCCGACCGGAAAGTCCTTTCCCGCACCGGTCGTGAAGGTCCTGGCGCCCGTGCCGATCGTCAGGCTCGTTGCCGACGCCGCCTCGTGCAGCACTTCGACGAGGCCGTTCAAGGTGAGAACGTTGTACTCGTCGCCGACCGGGTCATAGATCCACACCTGACGGCTGGACGGATTGAGGAGCGCAGCAGGAAGAATCTCGGCGAGATCGGAAAATTTCGGCTGGATGTACCAGACGCCCCCCTCCTTGAAGACGGTGATGCCGCCCTGACCGACGACAGTCACCGGGAATGGAGCTGGGAAACGAACGTTGAGGGTCATGACACAATCCCATCTATGACAGGCAGCAGGCCGATCACGAATTGCCGTGTCGCGCCATTGAGCGAGTAGATTCCGCCGACTTCGTACATATCGGCGCGAAGTGCCCGCATGTCGTGGGCATCTATCGAAAGATGAAACGTGCCGGTGTCGACAATCGACACCTTGCCGTTGACGGTGCTCGCGGACAGTACGGACGCGCCGCTCAACCGATCGCGCACCTCAACCAGGATCGAAGCCCCCGCCAGGTCGAGCGGCTCTTGCGTCTCGTCGTCGACAAACGATACGACAAGGTTCCAGTCCGCGCGCGTCGAAGCGGGATCGAGCGTTCCAGTGAACATCAGAGCTTCCGAAAAAATGTGCCGAGCACGGTGCGCGGCGTGTTGTTGTGCGCATTGCCGCCGCCGGCGGAGGCGTTCGTGATGATGATCCCCGTCGTCGCCGTTGCGGTGTTGAGCGGCCCGCCGTCGGCGCCCTGGCCGGCGGCGGTCGGCGTACCGCCGATTGCAGGATATCGCTGCGAAATGTAATGCGCATGCCCGGGATCGTGCAGCACGTTGGCGTGCGTGTGCGCCGCCAGCTCGTTTACGGTGAGCGCATGCTTCTCCTCGCCGCACAAGGCGCCCGCCGTGACGGCGTCGCCGAGCGTAAACGGCACGCCGCTGTACCGGCCAGCGGCCGCATTGCCCATGTCGTCGAGTCCGCCCGGCACGTAGCCGCGCTTGTCGGGCAGCGTGATCTGCTTGTCGGCGGCCCAATCGGCGGCAGCGCTGGCGCCCCGACCGCCCAGCACCGGACAGAGGGCATTGCTATAGGCGCCCCATAGAAACAGGAACAAGCCCTCGCAATCGGAGTTCGCCCGCTCGCTGGCACCGCTGGCCGCCGAACCGATCGTGCGGCCGTTGTCGCGCACCCACCCGGACCGCGAGCCGCTTGCATCAAGCCAAAGCACGTCCCCGGTCTTGAAGATGGCATTGGCGTCGACGCTGCCGCCCCCGCCTCCTCCGCCGGCCGAGGGGCCGATAACCAGCAGGTTCGACTCCTCGAACTGCACCACGCCGCGGCTGTTGGTCAGGCGCACGCCGATATTCCCGTCCGGCAGATAGAACATCGGCACGCGCCCTGCTCCATCCAGCGTGATCCGGTCGCCCCAAGGCAAGGTGAGGCCGACGTCCTTGTAGGCAGTGGCTGGCGCGGACGGCGCGCTTGCCGCATAGAAGATCAGCCTGCCGCCCTTGAGCGGCCGGCCGGTGTCCTTGTCGAACTGGGTGGACAGCGGAAGGTTTGGTAGGGTACCGGCCACGACAATGCCTCCGAAGCATAAAAAAGGCCGCCATGCAGGGGCGGCGCGCGAATTGCGGGAGTGAGGGTCAGGTCTGCTGTCGAGTACGCTCGACGGTCCGGCTTACCCCTTGGTGCGGGACAGCCCGCCGCGTTGAGCGAGCGCGTAAATCCGCGCAGTCGTGTTCGCGCCGTCCAGGATCATCTTCCAGAGGTTCTGGCTGGCGTTGTAGTCAGCCATCTCGGCTTCGGCCTTGGCATTGCCGACGCCGAGGGCGCTGTTGTAGGCGCTCTGCCCCAGACCCCGATAGCTCGCATCGAGACCAGAACCCAGTCCGCTGTAGATATTGCCGAGACCGCCGGCGGCGCCGAGCGCCTGTCCGCCATAGCCCGCAAGCGCGTTGAGATAATTCGACCAGCCCTGCGCCGCGAGATCGTTGCCGTACTTGAGCTCGGCGGCGCGGGTGCCGCCGCTCGAGAGCGTGCCGCGCGCGGCCGCGCCGCGATCGATGGCATCGAGGCCGGCCTGCAGCTGCGCCTCGTAACCTGGCGCCGCTGCGAAGGCGGCGCGGGCCCGCGTATTCCCCTCGGCGCCGTTGAGGCCCAGCGCGTCGGCGAGCGCGCCGTAGCCCTTCAGCGCCGTGTCGTAGATCGGTTGGTAATAGCCCGCGGCCTTGCCGGCGTTGCTGGCGAACGCATCGCGGCCCTGGCCGAACAGGCTTGCCAGTTCGGAATATCCTTGCCGTATGGATGCTTCCTTCTGCGCCGCCGCGGCGCGGGCCGAGTCGCCGGAGAAAATATCGAACAGTCCCATCGGGATCCCTCGCTGTCTGGTTCCATCAGTTTCTGCCACTGCGCTCAGGGAATCTCCTTGCGCAGTTGATTCAAGATCCGCACCCAGAACGTGAGCCATCGGTACCACTCGGTCGTCATTCGACCGGTGTTCGGATCGACGAGAGGGACGTCGATGTCCGGCGTCGGCGGCGGAAGCGGCGTGGCGGTCGGCATAATGGGGTCCCCTCTGGCCTGGCTCAGGCGGTCCGGATTTCGGCTGACTGATCGCCGCCGAAGACCTCGACGTCGACCGGGTCCGAGACAGTCAGCCGCCATCTCCGTCCGGCGGGCCCGAGCGAACCGCAACGCGTCACCTTGATCGCCTGCGGCCGCGCGCCCTGCCGCCCCAGCTTGCGCGCGCGCGGGGGACTCCACGTCTCTCCGCCGTCGGGGCTGTAGCTGATGAACAACGTGGGATCCGACTGCGTCGGATCGCTGCCGGTTGCGATGCCGACCGATTGCATGACATCGAAGCTTGCGAACGCCACGGCGGCCCTGCCGGGAAACGCCGTCACAGGGCCGCTTTCGAGTTGAAACACCAGCGGATCGCCAAGCTCGTCGCGCGCAAACTCCGAGATCTCGAGCAGGTTGCCGGATCGCGTGTCGCCGGCGATCCACGTCCCAAACGCATTGACGGCACCCGTGGCCCGCCAGGTCGGCGAGAGATAGCTCGCGCGCTCGTGCCAATAGAACGTATCGAGATCGAACACCCACGCCCACGCCGGACATCGCATCACGATGCAGGCATGCCCGTCGATCACGTAGGAAAACATCTCGATGGCGTTTGGATCGCCACCCGTCTCCAGGAATGACGCGATCGCCCTGTCCACGTCCAGCGTCGAGATGGGCGTTGGCGTGTAACCCTCGAGTACATGTACGCGCTTGTCGTTTCCGACAAAGACAATTCCCTTGCCGATGCCGTCCTCGAATCCCGCGATCGCATTGCGGGCGAGAATTCCGCGCGGAATGACGCTCACCCGTGAGAACGGGAATGCCGGCGGCGGCTCTGCGGTGTTGCGCCAGACCTCGATCGAAGCCGATCCGGCAAGATAGAGATCGCGAAACGCAATTGCCCGCAGCAGACCGTCGGGGTTTCCTTCACATTTGATGCTGGCGAGCGGGTCGATGTCCGTCGAGTTGAGCGCAGACGCGACGCAGGCGCCATTCCCATAGGTGAAGAAGAAATACCCGTCGAGAAAGCACACGCTGTTCGGCGCGCCAACGTCCGAATCCGGGTACGGAGCGACGCTCGAAACCGAGACCACAGAGGCTCCGTTCTCGGGATCCACGACGACAAGGTCGGGCGTCGGCAGCCTGTTGTTGCGCGCCCAGAACACCGAGCTGGTGCCGTCAAGCACCCCCACCGACGTCGCGACACCCGCACTATCGAAGCGCGTTACATTGTTGGCGAACGCCGTGTAGAGCGTCGAGCCGACGATGATGTGACCGCGATGCCCCGTCTGCGCGCTTTCAGCGAAAGCACGCAATCCGGGTGAGCGCCGCCACTTGCCTTGCGCGCGGGCGCCCGCGGGCAGCAGTGCGTAGTGGCAATTGATCAGCCGGCCTGCGCTGTCCTGCGGACGCTTGCCCGGCGAACTCGTGAATGGAAACGGGATCGGAGCCATGCGAGCACCTATGACTGACGATGAAAAGCCCCGCCGCGACCGCCCAGCAGCGCCGGATCAACCTGCAACGTGCGACGCGCCGCCACCGGGCGCGACGCGGACTTGATGCGGTCTTCCGCCGCTTCGATCTCGAGAGCGGTCGCAGGCGAGCGACCGTATCCGGGGCCAAGCCGCATCGCCAGCGCGGCCACCAGCGGCTCGAACAAGCCGTCGGCGATCTGCTCGACATCGGGCAGGTAGAGCACTCCGCGGTTCTGCAGGTCGGCGATGAGCGCCCTGCAACGGCGCGCCAGCAGTTCCTCATCCTCGGCGGCGAGCGGATCACCGACACCGATGACGTTGAGGTCGAGCGCGACCGTGTTGACGAGTTGGGTGGAGGTGTAAGGCATGGCGTACCGGAGCGTTGCGGAGGAAGGGGGCACTCGAGCCGGCCCATGCCGGCTCGAGTGCTGGACGAGGACCGAGGGAGGTTCGGCCGTCGTCAGGTGCCGCTCACGCGGGTGGCGAGGTCGGGGAAGATCGACTTCACCGCGTAGAGCACGTCGAGACGCCAGTTGCTGACGTCGTTGATGCCGTCGTAGTAGGGTACGAGGCGCACGCTGATGCCCTTGTAGGTCTCCCGTCCGACAAGCTGGGATGGCACGCCCGCCGGGATCTCCATCGGCACCATCACGAGCGCAAAGGCGTTCTTGTGAAACACCATGTTCTGCGGATAGTTGCCCGCCGCGCTGCCCAGCACCGTGATCGCGGCGTTGTCCGCCGGCTGCGCCGAGACGGTCTGATAGGCGCCGGAAGTGATGACCGCCGGCGAAACGTTGAGCGTTGCATTCCCGCTGCCGTCGGACGACACATCCGCATTGATCACGAACTGCTGCAAGTAGGGCAGCACGTCCTTGGTCACCGGATTGATGGCGAACACGCCGGCAATGGTGATGACGTCACCCTGCTTGAGCACCGCCGACGAGCTCGACCACCCGTCGGTCACCAGGGACTGGGCGTTGGCGGCGCCCGAGGCGGCATAAGTGGTCGTCTGGCTGCCGCCGTTGACCAGCGGCGTTCCCGCCTTCGAGCCCACCGTGTGCGTGCGCACGTTCTGGGTCTCGTAGAGCTCGACACCGCCGACCATCGGCAGGCGCGCGCGTTCGATCGCGGACTTGGAAATGTCCTGCACGAACGAGCCGGTGAGCGAACCGAGTAGCCCCCACTTGTCCGCCGGCGAGAGCACGCCGCAACGATCCTCCGGCACCGCCATCTCGGTCAGGCGCTGGGGCGCCTTGCCGAAATCGGAGAAGCCGTCGATCGTCTGGCCAGGCACGCCGACCCAGTTCCACACCGTCTGGTAGAGGGCGGCGATGTCGCGGTCGATCTGGTTGGCGATCGTGATCATCGCCGGTTTGAGAAAGCGTTCCGAGAACTCGCTGATCTTGAGCGTCATGTCGGCCGACGAGAACGCAAGATCCACGCCGCCCTGGGTGTCGACGGTCAGCGTGAGCGATTTCTCGGTGGTGTCCTGCGGGCTCGCCACCGCGCCGGCGCGCCAAGTGTACTTGGCCGGGCGTCGGATCTGCACCGAACCGCCCTTCTTGTAGCCGTTGACCGGCTTCTGCATTTCGTCCTCGTAGGCGCGGTTCACCAGGTTCCCGAGCACGAGATTGTTGTCGAGGAGCATCAGCGCTTCCTTGGCGATGACGCTGGGGGTCAGTACCGAATTTGGCATGTGTGTAAAACCTTGTGTTGGATTGAATGAACGCAACGGCAAGGCCGAAGGCGTCGAGCAGCCGGCGCCGGCCGCGGTGAGCGGCAGTCGCGCGTTGCGCGGACCGCCGGTCGCCCCGCGGGCGATTTGCCGTGACCGTCAGATGCGTCCTTCGGCGCGGGCTTTGCGGTAGTCCTCGTGGGTCATCCGCTCGGGATCGAGCGCGCGGCCGGCCGAAGCGCCGCCACGCAGGGGCGTCAGCGGCGCCGCGGCACTGGTCGCGGTCGTCGGATTGGGTCCACGAATGCGTGCTTCGAGATTGCCGATCCTGCGAGCAGCCTCGGCAGGCGGCATCTCATTGATGTCCTCGAGAGCATCGGGATTCTTTGCCAGGTAGTAGGCGATCAGCGGCCCCTTGGGGCTGCCGAGGATCAAGTCGCGCACGTCGTTGCGGATCTCGGAGCGGCCGGCCTGCTGCAGGACCTCGTCGAAATCGGCAATGCGCGGCTTCAATGCATCGAGCCTCGCGTTGTAGCCGGAGACCTTGTCCCGGAACGCCGCTTCGGCATGGTGCTGAGCCTGCAGCTCGACATCGCGGCGCCGCTCGTCCCGCAGCGCCCGCCGAATCTGATAGTCGCGCATGGCGCGGTCATAGGCGAGATAGTCGCCGGGAAAGTCCTCTTCACGCGGCTCGGGCAGCTCGTGATTGTTGTCTCGTCCAGCGACCGGCGCAACGTGTGCCCGGCTGCGCTCGGCGTCGAGCTCGGCCTGGAGGCGCGCGATGCGTTCGCGGTAGCGCTGCAGCCGTGATCGCCTGCGCGGTTTCGCCTCCTCCTCGCCTCCTTCGTCCGGCGTATCGCTGTCCTCGGAGCTCTCGGGTTCGCCGACGACGATGACGTCGTCCTCGGCGTGAACTCCCAAATCGTCCTCGCCTGATGCGGTGCCGACGGTTCCCTTCAGCGCAGGATCCACCTGGTTCGGGTGCGCGACGTCGTGATCGTCGATGGGCATGCTGGTCCTCATGAAAAAGGGCCGCTGTATGCGGCCCTGGAAAAATGAGATCGGCGGTCAAAAACCGGATGTGACTGCGACCGGAACCACGGCTCCGCACGACGGGTGCATTCGCATCCCGTCTGCCTTTGGCGCGCAAGCATCCTCGCTCCGCGATCGCGCAGCCATCCAACCGTAACGATGATCCGAATGAAAGCGCGCTTCACCGCGCGTGTGAACTTCGCGGAAAACACATGCGCGACACGAACGCGTTTCGTCCGAGAGCGCGGCGGCGGCGACGCAGAACGGCAGCTCTTGTCGTTGCCGCTCTTCCCAAGCACGACACAGGAGGGCGTCAGGGCCGTCGCGCTTCAAAGAATGGAAAAATTCGACGGCGAAGCCAACTCCGTTCACTCTTGTTAATTGTCATCGGCTTTGACGTCGTGGCGCGATTGTGTCCGCGCCTTACTTGGCGGCGTGCTGGGGGTGCCGGCTCACGACACCGGCAATCCGGGCTGCGGTCCGGCCGCCTTGGCCGCAAGGTCAATCCGCTTGAGCTCGAGTTCCATCTCCTTCTCGCGCACTTGAAGCTCCGCCATGCGCGCGTCCGCGGCGGCCTTGGCGATGGCCGCCTGCGCCTGGACCTGAGCGGCCACCCCAGCCTCGCGCCTGTTGGCCAACTCGGCTTGGGCTGCGAGGGCCGCTGCCGGCGCCGGCGGAGCGGTAGGCCCGACGCCAGCCGCCGGCATCGGCGGAACGCCACCCTCGGGCGGCAGCCGATCTTCCGGCACGCCCGCCTTGCGCAGCCGCGCGCGCATGAGCACGGCCTTCACCGGGGGAGGCAGCGTCGCCTCAATGCGCTCGGCAACCTCCTGGGCGAACGGCCAGTCCTGGGCCTTGGCGTACAGGTCGAGCAGCAATGGAGCGACGCCGGGCGCTGCTTTCATGAACGACTCGAAGCCGACGCGCGCCTCCTCACGCTTCGTGGAGAAACTCGGTCCCTGATCGATGATCACCCCGTAAGCGCCGATGGTGAGGTCGTTGAGCCGCCGGCGCAGGGCGCCAGCCAGCCGATCGGCCGTCGACCTCGCATTTGCCGGTTCGCTGGACCGCAGGGCGGGTGGCGGTAACGTCTCGGAATGCCGTTCGCCCGCAGCCACATCAAAGGATTCCTGCGAGTCGTCGTCGGTGAGATCACGATCACTAATTTCATCACTGTCGCCGGCCGGGTTCTGATGGGGAAACTCGATGGGGTCTTCCGGATCGTCGGAGAGCGCAGCTTCGACCATCGCCTTGTTGATGGTTACGGTCTCAACACTGCCATCCTCCCCGAGGATCTGCACCTCGCGCTCGGTGTCGTACACCTTCGGGACGAGGTCCACCAGGATGCGGCCGACGTGGCGCAAGGCCAACATGAAATTGTCGACATAGACGACGTTGGCCACGTCGGTCTGCCGCTCGCGCACGGAGATCGCCCGACCGCTCACCTCGTTCGAGCGATTGCCCAGCGACGGATCGTAGATCCCGGTGGTGCCCTTGATGTCGCGCTCGGCGCGCGCCATGGACGCTTCAAGACCAGGTTGCGCGACCGCGGGCACATTGCGCTGCGGCGGCGCGCCGCCGTTCGACGGATCGGGATCGTACTCGAGGTACGGGTGATTCTCGGAATTGGCCGTCGCCCACTTGTCTTCGCTTTGCTCGAAGTTCCGGCGCGTTCCGATCCACGGCGCCTTCGGCGCCAGAGCCTTCATCTCCGCATCCTGGGAGATGTTGAAGTTGTAGATCATCTGCGGTTCCTTCGCGAACCGGACGACCCCATGCCGCACGATGCGGCGACCGATCCGCACCTCCTCGCCGATCATCGGTGCGATCGGAATGAGGCGGCCGGGCCATTCCTGTGGCTCCTCCAGATAATGCCCGAGCGTGACCAGCGAGCGATACACCTTGTAGCCTTGTCGTTCTCGCACCTTGGCTCCTGCGGCGATCGCGCCACGCGCCACGTCCCGGCCCTTGTCGGTGAGATCGACGATCGTTCCGTCGGTGTAGAGTGCGAGCGTCCGTTTGACCGGCCGCTTTTCCCAAAATTCCCCGACGCGCACGAAGTCGCTGCCGTACCAGAACGACGCGCGGTCATAAGCGGTAAAATCGGCGAGCGGGACGTGTGGATATTTCTCGCGAAACTTGCCGTGGCTCATATCGACAGGGACGAGGCACCACATGGCGTCTTCGCGCGTCGGCAGCTTTGAATCCGGATCCCACAGCACCGAGACGCCGTCGTCCACCTGCACGATGCGGCATTCCTGATTGAACGTCAGCTCGTCCGCGTATTCCGTGATGACGCGCAGTGCGCCGACGCCGCAGGATGCCATCTGGTCGGCGGCGAGCGCGAAAGCCGCCTTTGCCTCACTGCGATTCTGGATGTAACGCAGCATGCCGGTGAGGATTTCGCTCACCTCCTTGCGAGCCTCACCATTCGCCGGAATGACCCGCACCGAGAACGCTCCGAGCCGGATGTCGCCGGTGATCTGGCGCTTGAACTGCGGCAGCAGGTTCACCGTGAGCATCGGTCGCCCTTTGCGCGCGGCTTTGGCGTAATCCGGCCACTGCTCGCCGGCGAGCTTGGCGAGATCGTCGTAGGCGGCCTCGATGTTTTCCTTTTCGTGCTGGTACGCTTCGTCGACCTTCTCGGCGATCTCACGCAAGGCATCATTGTCGATCGCCCTCGCCGGGCGATTCGACGGCGCCCCGCGGCCTTCCATCGGTGACTTCAACGTGTGACGCGCCTTTTCCTGCTTGGCCATGACCTGTCTGCCTTGTTTCAAAAGGTGTTTCGTCGAGCGAAAGCACGCGCTATGCGCGCGCGCCTCGACCTATCCGTTCGAGAATGAGTGGGTCAGGCCCAGGTCCACTGACCGGCCTGGCCTGGCGCATGTCTGCGCGCGGGGCGCTTCATCTCGGCAAAACGCCGCATCATCACGGCGACGCGCGTCGCCGACAGCAGATCGTCACGCTCCTTGACGATCATGCCGTTCTTGCGGTGGTAGCCTCGTTTTTCCGCGAACCAGCCCGACAGTGTGCTGAACACCTTGAAGCGTCCCGTCTTCATGCGATCGAGCAGCTCGCTGATGCCGGCCTCCACACCGTAACCGCCCTCCTCATGGGTGGCATGCTCGGGCAGCACGTTGAGCCCTTGACGGCGATACTGCGCAGCGAGTTCTTCGCCCGACCCCTTGTCATGCTGCAGCCCATCGTGCGGCCACGCGCAAGGAATCCACTCGCCCCAGGGCCGGATCGCCCCCGCGTGGGTGATCGGAGTCTGCTGGCGTTCGGCGTATTCGGCGGTCACGTAGATGACGTCGGCGTCTTTGTCCCAGGCCAGGCTGACCGCCGCGAACGGATGATCATAACCGAAATCGAGCCCGACGATGCGATACCAATGCGCCGGGATGGCGCAGGGCGCGCAGGCGATCGCCTCGTCGTGCACCGGAAACACGAGTCCCGAACCGAATTGCGGCAGGCCTTTCGTACGGGCGTCCCGCTCGTGCTCCGGATAGCTCGCGAGGATCGCCGCGCGCTGCTCCGCCGTGTAGTGCTCGGCATCGTCGATGGTCATGCGCGTGATGTGGCGCGCGGGATTCGGCATGAATGAGCCTCACTTCTCGCGCGGCCAATCGTGATCGACCGGCAGGCCCTCGCGCGGATTTGCAGGCGACGGCGGATGTCCATCCGCCGGCTAAGGACGTCCCGTCCGCAGGGCAGACAACACCAGCTGGTAGACCCGCTCGGGGTCGCGAACCCCGCTCGCGACCACCGACAACACGGTCTGCGCGACCATGGAGGTGGCGGCATCGTCGCGATTGGCGAGTCCGAGTGCCTCGCGCACCCGTTCATAGCCTCTGGTCATCAGCGCGACCGATTCGGCGTCGAATACGCCCTCGCGCAGAAGTCGGTCGATCGACATGCAATTCGCACCCTGGCTCGGCTGCCGAGTCGAGAATGAGGCCGCTGCGTGGGTCATAGGCGCGTCCACCCGCCGCTTCACTTGCTGCGCGCTCCTGGCGTTCGGAACACGCAGCTCCAACCACACCGCCGCTACCAACGTGGCCCTGAACGCAACTCGCTGCAACGATTCTTACGTTGTCAAAGCCCGTGGATGGGGGGCCTGAAGTATCTGGCGCCAAATCAAAAATTGCCGCATGGAACTCATCCTGCTCAGAATGCGTTATATGAGTAGGTTTGCATTCCTGTCCTCGATTTTTCACTCAGGGAATCGTGCCATGCCCCAGCCACGGCTCGACCGCCTGCAGATCATGTTGACGACCGACGAGCTGCGCATGTTGGACGATTGGCGCTTTGCGCATCGGATGCCAAGCCGCTCCGCAGCGGTGCGTGAGCTTCTCAAGCGCGGACTCGCCAGCGAAGGTTTTCTCGTCAGCGATGGCGGCACGAAGTCTAAGGATTTTGGTTTTGTGGCCAAAGTCGACGGCCATGCCTCTGCAGATGAGTCGGTGTCAAAGTCGCCCAAGAAAAACGGGGGCGTGGCCGGACGCTGACGGCAGCGTGAAGCACTACCCGCCAGATTGCTCCGTTGGCGCCAGCGCCTGCGCGACGACCACGCCCGACGTGTGCGCGACCCGATACATCAGCACCACACCGGCACCGGTCGCCAGCATCGTGGCAATGCCCAGGGCCACGATGAGTGTCGCTATTCCATTTCGTAAACGAGCAGACATGGTTCGTTCCCGCTTCACCGGCGATAACGCACCCACCGAAACCATGTTCCGCTTTGGCTGGCCCCGACGATGGCCAACACGCTCACCGCAGTCCGCCGGTATCCTGGATAAACTGGTGGACCACGCGCGACATGCCTTGAAGCGGAGTGAAGGTGAGCCAGACTATGCCGCCCGTTGCATTCGTGCGGGTGAGCCCCTCGGTGTAGATCTCCTCGGGAGGCTCTTCGTCGAACCAAACCCAGTCGAGCGTTTCACCCTGCCACCGCTTGCGCCCTTGATCGTAGCTTTTGAACGCCGCGCTGGAGACGCCGCCTGAAGCATGCCGCACCAGGACGTAATCGAGGAGGTCCGGCGTGCCGGTTGCGCGCGCGGACCCCACGATCAGATGACCGGGGATGAGACCCGACCCCCACGCGCTCTCGAGCTTCGGTTCGCCGACGAGAACGCGCTGCGCGCCGTCGCGCACATTGGGAAAGGTATCGCATCCGATCCAGCCGCGGGTCGGACGGACAAAGCGCCGGCCGATCCAATCGTCCGGATAGAGCCCGGTGAGATGGAATGCGGCCTCCGCGCCACCGCACCATGTCTTGCCGCTCTGATTGGCGCCCATCAGCATGCGTTCGCGATGCGGCTCTCCGTGACAGCCGGGCGGACAATCAACTCCCACTCCGTGTGCCCCGCCGACCTCGTGGAAACGGCGCTGCTTGGGATAGGGCTTATACCGAAGAAGCTTCGCCCGCTCCTTTCGCCGCTGCAGTTCCTCCACGTTGCGGCTCAGGCGGGAGTAGAGATCTGACGTCGATCCCGACGGCGGCGAGGCCGGCGAGCCCCACCGAAATCCGCTGTCGAAGCTCTGCATCGCTCATGTCCAATTCGTCAGCCGGCCGGCGCTCGCTGAACAAGCCGAGGTGGCGTCCCAGGTCGACGAGCGCGGCGCGTTTGTCGGCGAGCTTGAAGCGCACGCGCTTGACCTGCGGCGGATCGCCGTTGCGCGGATCGCTGTAGTCGACGATCACCTCGTCGATTGCCGCACCGGTGTCGCGGTCAACACGCCTGAGGTCCACCTCGGCCAATCCGTCCTGATCGATACGCACGTAATCCAGGATGTTGGCGAACGCGAGCTTGGCGAATTCGGCAAGCACGGCTTGCCTGCTGGCAGCAAGCGCCGCGAATTCGCGCTGCCTCTCCTGCCCTATCGTCTCGGGCTGATCTGCTGCGGGATTCACGCCGTCCCCTCCATGGCAAGTTCAGCGTCGGACGCAAAGCGGGCGAGCGCGGGAGCGCGCGCTTGGGCTATGACTGAGATAGATGAGGCGAGCTTCGCTGCATCGCCCGCCTTGCGTCTGACGCTGCAAGTTTGGTCGAGCCGTGAACCAATTTGCGGCACGGCTCCGCACGGCGGGTGCATCGAGACCTCCGCCGGCGTCGCGACGAGGGCGACGCCCGATCGCTACGCCGATCGGACCGCCGAGAAAATCGAACCGTCCGAACGTGTGAACTGTGCGGAAAACGCCGGCCGTAGGCACCGCTTTCGCGCAATGCCACGCGCGGAACTAATCGCCCGCTCAGGCGTTATGTCAGACTTGGTGCGCCACCATCGTTGCGTGGAACGCCAGCCACACCCTCCGACTCATCAACGTAGGGAGCGCGCATGCCCGGTCGAAATCCCGAGACCCAGCAGGAAAAGAAAGAACGGATGGCTGTCGAGGGAGCGCAAGCGATGCGCGAGTACATCGCCAATGCGGAAGCGGTGAACGAACGCACTGCTCGCCTGCGGGCGGAACGCTTGGCTCGGGAAGCCACCACGACGGAGCCGAAAGCCAGACGCAAAAAGCGGTGACACTCGTCGTTGATGCCGAAGGACACCTGGCCGGATTGGCGCCTCCACGGAGCCGGTTCTCCGGGCAACGGCGATCGCACGGTGACACACGCGGATCCCCGGCTTTGCCTGATAGCCCCTGCCCAGTGCAGCGGACGGAAAGGGGGTTGATTGGGCAGCCGCCCGCCTCCCGGCCCGACTACGTATTGTTCCTTAGTCGGCGGGACCTGGCGTACGCGCCATACTTTTGAAATGGAAAACCGCGAGAACGCCGCCCGAGATATCGCGGGCGATATCGATGACATGATCGCCCGTGCTCAGGAACACGGCCTGGAGACGCTGGTTTACGTGCTTGAGACGGCGAAAATCGAAGCGTTGCGGGCTACCAAGCCGCCACCACCAAAAAAGCCTCCCTCCACCGACTAGTCGCGCGCCGTTGGGATGCTTTCGGAGGACGCGTACGCCCGGCTAGGTACTGTTCCTGACTGGTCGCCGCCCGCGAGCGTGCCCATAACATGGGCATGGAGACCCGTGAAACTGTCGCCCGAGACATCGCCGGCACCCTCGATGCCATCATCGAGCGCGCGCAGCGGCATAAGCTCGACACCGTTGTTTATGTGCTGGAAACCGCCAAGGTCGAGGCCCTACGCGCCACCCGGCCCAAGGCCGCCCTCGCCCCTGTGCACGCCAGGCAACGCTTCTGACTGCGGACCGGTCCGTGTGACGATGGCGGAGTCAAGGGGCGCTCGTTAAGCGTCCCAGTACTTCTTACGGAAGAGAAGCGCCTGGGTGACGGCCCGCTCGGTTGGCGTCAGCCGGTCGCGCTCGCGTCTGTGCTCGACCCAGACGATCAGTCCGACGGGCAAGGCCGCGCCCCGGCCTGCCGGCTCATCAAGCCGCAGGATGCGCCGCGCACGCGCGTACGCCGTGCCGTCGGCCTCGCGCGCGACAACGATCTCGGATTGACGAGTCGAAAGCATGCGAATGATCCCCCACCCGACGGCGATTTGCAGCAGGCCAGTCCCCCCGGACATTCCACGCTGGCCAGCGTCGGCACCCCGCGGCGGTCACCTTTAGCCGGTCTCCGCCGGGAGCGCACCCTTACTTTGCTACTGCCGTGCATGTGACGTTCGCCGCGCTTCCGCCCGCGCCGGATGTCATTTGCATCGGCTGAGCCACGGCGTCGGATGGCCCGATGGCAGGACGCGTCCCTCCTTCACGACGGTTCGGCCATCGGCGCCTACGTTGGCAACGGTGCGGATTCGGGGGCCGTCCTTGATGATCGTGAGGTTCAGGACGCGCTGGCGGTTCAACCGGGTCTGCAGCTCGATCCTGTTGGGTCCCAGTCGCTTTCCACCGAGCACCAGATAGAGATTGGGCTCATACTCATCGCCGAGGTCTTCCTTGAAACGCACGGCTCCTTGCTTGTCGACCCAGATGGACCTCCGGCTGTTGCCGGGACCCGGCGGCTTGTTGCAATCCGGCGACCAAACGCCAGTGAAACCAAACTGCTTGAGCAGCTTCTCTTCTCGGCCGCTGGCGTGGCTTTGCAAAGCCGTTCCTGCCACGACCAGCACGGCCAGCATGGTGATGCGCCCCCACAT